AGTTGATATCTTGAATTATTTTCATATAATAATTACGTGTTACAAATTGTTAAATCCCTTACTATAGTATTTGTTATTAGTGCGTTTATTGGTGGTTGCTGCTATTTTTTAGGTTTAAACTTCTGGGCTGTTTTTGGTTTATCCATATTATTGCAGTTTATTGTATACGATCTTTTTACTAGATGGAATAAATCAAAATTGGAAGTAGAGTTTAGAACTTTAGAGAACGAACGTATAAAAGAATTTACAAAACAAGGGTTGGAAGTAATTTGTCCTGTGGAAACTTGTAATACCCCCGCGTTTGTACCTATAGTTGTATCAGAGGATAATGAATATGAATGCCCTAAATGTAACATTGGTATAAAAATATATATAGGTACAAAGACATTTCTAAAAACAACACCTATAGAAGGTGACCCATTTGAAAAACACAACTTTGTAACCAATGAAGACTATGAATAACGAGAAACTAGAATATAACGAACAAACTAATACACTAATTCCACCAGTAGCAGTTGAAACCACGAAAGAACGTTACGAAGATACACCGTATAGGAATTCTTACACTAGAGGAATAATGGCAGCCAAAGCAACTCTTGATGCCAAAAACAAAGACAAAATTCTAGAAAATTTAATTCGTACAATATTTGATGATATTTTGGAACAAAATTCTAAAAATATAAAAAGCAACCATAACATTTTAAAGTTAAATATACAAGTAATAGAAAACGCAATTAAAAATACTAAATTAAGTAATTTTACATTTGACGCTGGACGGATTTCATCTATAATAGAAGGGTATGCAACAATTATCAAAGAAAAAAATGCTTGATGAAATGTCTGATGAAGAAACTTCAAGGTGGTTATGTTTATTTGACGCAGTTAATTATGTTTCCGCCAAAGCAGAAAAATTGGGAATGGATGTCAATAAGAATAATTCATGGATAAAACCATTAGCTTTTAAAAATTATATATCTGAAATGTATGAATCGGTATATTTAAATTACAAAATGGGAGATGTAAAAATCCCAGCAAGAAACGTTAAAGAATTTATATATCAAGAAGATGCATTACATTCTTAATACAGTAATACATATACCCAGATCTGGTGGTGTTCGAATAGGGGGACCAACTATTCCGGGGAAACAAGTAATGACTAAAAGAGCCCCAACTAGGGGGTTAATGGAAGAAGTGGTATACACTTTATCTTTTATAAAAAAGCAAGACAAAAGCGTAAATTACACGTTTAAAGGTAGTGATGGTTCTATAGTAGTAGAAGAGTTTGAAAGTTGTCGTGAAGCAGACGAGTTTATTGCAAAAATTAAAGGAGAAGCGCTTCCAGATTATTCTAGTTTCTATGAACGATCTAGAAGTTAAGAGCCAGGCCCGAACGGCCCCGACTCAGGATTTTCAGTATTACCATATCCCCCATAAACGTCGTCATAATCGAAACCAGAATAATCAAATATGGCTTTAGATAGTTGTTCAAGATCACCTTCATAACTCTTAGGTGATGATCTTGGGTTCTCTCCGTCAGCCAAACGACCAGAAAATTTATCATCGTACACTTGTTGGCTACCACCTTCAGCACTCAACCCAGGCTCAAAACTATAATCATAACGTTTAGCTTTTATCATCCACACATAATGACCTGCTAATGGATTTATCCTAGCAACGTCTTCGTCCAGTCTTTCAGTTATTTCAAATTTCTTACCAGTTCGAGGATAAGGTCTGTCATCTCCATATTCTGTTAATTCAAACACATCACCTGCTTTAGGTTCTTGTAACCAGCCAAATTCATTATAAAATGCACTAATATGTACATAAGCTGTTAATTCATCATCAGAATCAAAACCATATTTTTGTAAAACTACTGCATTTTCATTTAGTTCAACTGCTATAATTATGTTCTTAGGATCTTTAAAGATCTTAGTAGGTTCTTCACCATATATATTACCAGGGCCACCACCCTCTAAGTTAATAGCTCCCTTAGGGAGACCATCAGCAGATAATGTCTGATAAGGGTTCTGCCAATACGTTACAATTTGACCAAATAATGCAATTATTTCTTCCCACCAATTGTCAATAACAATTCTTTCACATGCATTATTTGCTTTATTAGTAAATCTAAAACATTGATTATATGGTTTTGGACCCGGGTATATAGAACCTGGCTCACTAGGATCGGGAGTAGGTACACCAGGCAAAAATTTGGGCATAATTTGGTTAATACCCTTATATCTGTCCATATTAATAGCCATTATCTTCCTGTTCTTACTAAATGAAACGTATTGTTTGGTCTATAATCAATTGCAACACCTGTATTTTTTAATCTCACAGGCTTACCAACCATAACCTTTCTGGGATTTATACCAAATCTTTGCATTAATTGACGTACATTTGAATACCCTATTGGAATCGATTTTGGACCACCTTGACTCTTTATAGCTTTATAGGCATCCGGTAAACTCATGTTTTCTGTCTTGTATTCGGGTACTGTTCGAGCATGTTTTCTATTAGCTGGGTCATCTACCACGTCTTTCTGTTCTCTACTTTGTGTAGAAGCAAGATTATATCGATTTCGATGATACCACTCCGGGGATTTCCGCACAGTATTAGGTTTTCGTGACCAAAAATTCGAAACATCACCTTCAGTAAAAAACTTAACAAAGCTCACGTTAATATTTAAGCAAAAAAAAGCCCCCTTCGGGGGCTTTAGAATATATCTATTTTTTATTAGCTGTTCTTCTGAAAGAACTCTTGGTCGCCTTTACCGCCACCCTTAATCTTGCTCTTAACAACATTAGATTTTCCTTTTACTGACATTGCGTTACCCTTCTTCTGGTTAACTAAAGGTGTTCCTTCATCAGTACCTTCAGGATCTAATTTAATACCGCTTTTGCCGTCACCCTCTTTACTTCCGACTTTGGATGTATACTGAGTGTGAACAACGTTGGCGCTACCAGTTACTGGTGTTGGGTTACCTTCCTTCTGATTGACTAAAGGTGTTCCAAGAATCTCGGCTTCGATCTCTTCACCAAAGTAATTGAAATTTTCTTCTTCCTCTTCACCCTCGTAATCTTTATCTTGGGTCTTACGACCTGTTTTACGATCAAAGTGTCGTGGATCATCACCCTTGTTACCACCATAGGTCTTCTGATTCGCAGTTTCTTCTGCATCCTCATCGCCGTCCCAATCATCTTCGTCACCGAGGTCATCCTCGACATCTTCGATATCATCAGCAGCGTCCATAACGTCCATTAATGCGTCATGTAAATGATGTGCAAGTTCTTTCGGAATTGTTATAGTAACTGTGTCTTCGTCTTCAACGTCAACATCATCAACAACATCTGTATCAATACCTAATTCTACAGCATCGATCTGCTCATCATCAATAACTTCTTCGTATAAACGGTCAAAAATAGATCTTTTCTTAGCCATATTAGTATTTATACTCTCTTTGTTAATTTTTTCATTTTCAGACTTAAAATAAAGATCAGCACCTTCATCTGATAACTCTGTAACATCATACTCGTTATCTAACTTAACTTTTGGGTTGTCGGGATCTAATTCTGTGCTTTTAAAATTGTCTGCACCGTTAGGTCCTGAGTTGTCATGGACAAATCCTTGATAACCATCCGGTTTTTCAGCAGGTATGTCAGTGTTACCACCCTTTACCTTAACTTTTTTACCGGCGCGTTCATATGTTCTGTTAATAGGTTTACCCGGCTTAAGTTGCTGCTTGTGTGCAGCTTTACCAGGGGGGTTACCTACAACAGCCTCATAAGCCTCTTCTATTTGAGTTAGGTCTCTTTTTCTATTTTTTCCTGCGTTCATAAAATTTTATTTATAGTCCTGTTCTTCCGGCGGTCCATTGACCGGGTTCATCTTCTGGACGCGTTTCATCGGCAATTGTTTTTGAAATCGTTAGAAAATCTCTATGTACTTTAACAAATGTTGAGTCTTCATCTGTTTCTATCCAAAACATGTCCGGTTCTGTTGTTGAAATGTCAACTATCTCACCTGAACCACCGCCTTGATTATCATCTATCTCAACAACTGTACCAACTTCAAAGTCTTGCACTGGGCCTTCTTGGTCTTCATTTCCTGTAATAGCATCCATGGCCTTACCACCTAAAGCTGAAGCAGCACCTGTAGCAGCAGCACCAGCTAAAGCACCAAGAACTTCTTGAACTACCGGACGTTCGGTACCACCTTCATAAGATGCTATCGTTCTTTCGTTTACAATTTCTCGCTCACCGACTATTTGACTATATGCTTCGCATAAGTCGGTCATTGTTCTATCACCTTTTGATTTATAGTAAGCCATTTTTTAAAACTTGCTCATATGATTCAGTTATTTGAGTCATTGCTCTATCACCTTTAGAAGAATAATAAGAATCTTTAGCTAATGCTCTATCAGCGCATCTTTTTATTCCATCTGGGTCTGGCGCATTATGCGCTAACCGTTTAGCAGCTTCTGCTCTTTTTCTTGTATTAACAGGGTATGTCCCATCTGCGGCACCACCAGATGGTCCACAAAATTCGTCTTTATCTACGTTTGTATATTCACCAGCGTTTGAACTACCTTCGCGATCTTTTTCGTCGTCTAGATCTTTACCCCAACGTTCTTTATATCTTCCCTCTCGATCAACTTCATCTTCATCACTATGACGAACATTCTTTAAACCTGGATCAAAACCTTGTTTCTCAGCCTCATCTGTATTTCGTTTATCAAGATGTTTAAAAAGATTTGTATCATATTCGTCTGTATCTTCAGCATTTTCGTCAGGATTAAAACCATATTTTTTAGCAATTCTATTTTGAGCGCGAAGATTTTTTCTATTTTCTCTTTCATCACCTCGCATTGCCGCTGCAGCATTTTCATCTTCATCGTCATCGTCATCATCTTTCGGTATCACCGGTTCCGGTGTTTCACCCCGGATACGATCATGATGAGGCTTAAGCCAGTCCTGGTGCCGCGGCATTTTGCGATTCCAGTGATGTTCGCGGCCGTCCTCATCATCGGGTGATGCATCAGTTTGAACTTCCTGATTCTCATCAGGATCAAATCCTTGCTTTTTAGCAAGTCTATTTTGAGCGCGAAGATTTTTTCTATTTTCTCTTTCATCTGCTTTATGAGCTTGTGCAGCATCATCATAATGCTTCATTCCTTCCGGTTCTTCAGAACCGACGCCGTATTTGAGCCCCGGTGGTTCCTCATCCATCCAATCATCATCTTCTTGATCTTCATCATCCTTACTAAAAATATTTTTAAGAATATCTCTTATACCGTGCGCTGATGCTGGGTTTATAACTACATCTATTTTACCTGGTTCATCTTCACAATCATCTATACCCATTATTCCCCCTTCATCTTCATCAGTTGTCTCATTGCTACCCGGGTGTGAAAAAGCATCACTTCCCCAACCAGATCTATTTGAATTAGGGCTTCCAAAATCTTCTGCATCTTCTGTACCGGTTCCTCTAAAAAACTCTTGCGCTGGTTGGCCGTTAATTTGCCCATCTGTATCTACTCGAGCATGCGAAGTGCCTTTATTATATATCAAATTGCCTTTATTGTCTGCCCTGCCTCCGGTATAACCCTCGTCTTCCAATTGCCTCGCAGCTCTTCGTTGTTGGCTCTCTTCTTCACCTTCGTATGTCTCCTCACTCTCTCCAAACGGATTTTCTAAAGGGTTTTGGTCTTCAGCACGTTGTGTAATCTGCCCTGTGCTATCATCGTAATCTCCGGTACCACCCGCACCTGGTTGAGTATTAACAGATCCACGGCCACCGGCGTAACCCATAGCTTCTGAATACACCTCACTTAAAAGTTCTAAATCTTTTTTACGATTCTTCCCTGCGTTCATGTTTATATTTATACGATACTGGTTTAAATAATGGTGTAATGGAAAATAAAAGAGATTACTATCTAGGCAACCCTAACCTCCCTACTGAAAATTCAAAATTCGAATGGACGCCAAAGATGTTAAAAGAGCTCAAAAAAGCAACACAAAATTTGCTTTATTTTGCTGAAAACTTCTTTTACATAGTAAACTTAGATAGAGGACGAGAAAAAATAAGTTTACACTCATGCCAGAAACGATCTTTAAGAAAGATGAGAGATAATCGCTTCTTTATATTATTAGCATCACGACAAATTGGTAAAACCACAATGATGACAATTTATACTTTATGGCATGCTTGTTTTAATAATGATCAACGTATATTAATTGTAGCTAATAAAGAAGGTACTGCAAAAGAAATATTTTCTAGAATAAGAATGGCATACGAAGAGCTACCAAACTGGTTAAAACCCGGTGTAAGTGAATATGGTAAAGAATCTTTAAAATTTACAAATGGTACAACAATTGGTATCAGCACCACCACTGGAACAGCAGCACGTGGTCAATCTATTAACGTATTAGTTCTTGATGAGTTGGCATTTATTGAACCTCACTTAGTTGAATCTTTTTGGAAATCTGTTTACCCTGTAATTTCTTCTTCTAAAAAATCAAAAGTTTTTATAGCATCAACTGCTAATGGAACAGATAATCTTTTTTACAAAATATGGAATGGTGCTATAGAAGAAACTAATGGTTGGGGGTTTGATAGAATTCTATGGGATGAAATCCCCGGTAGAGACGAAAAATGGAAAATAGAAACAATGCGAACAATTGGAAGCCAAGAAGCTTTCGATCAAGAATTTGGTTGCGAATTTTTATCAACGGGAGAAATGGCAATTAATGAAGAAATTTTTGAATTTTTAAAAATTAATTGTGGGAAGCCTAAAATTATCATGGAAGAGGAACATTACAAAATATGGAGGGAACCAGATGACCATGGTATATATGTTGTTGGTGTTGATATTGCTGAAGGATTAGGACAAAATGCCAGTGTTATACAAATACTAGATTTAAAAGACCTAACAAATATAGAACAAGTAGCCGTATATCATAGTACTGAAATTAACCCTTTTCATTTCACACAAAAATTATACGAAATTTTATTACAATGGGGTTCACCACCTGCTTTAATAGAAAGAAATAACTGTGGTGCTCAAGTTGTCGAACAATTATATTTTAATTTACGTTATGCCAATGTTGTAACGTACGGGGCCAATCAAGGAAAAATAAAAAATAATAAAGTCGGTGTTTTAGCACACACAAATACAAAATATAGATGTATTACAAATATGAGATATTTTGTAAACGAATTAAGATCGGTTAATATTAGAGAGATTGAAACGCTTATTGAAATTAAAAACTTCGTAAAATATCCAAATGGTAAATGGGCCGCCAAACCGGGTATTAATATGCTAGATGATAGGGTAATGGCTTTAGGTTGGGCATTAATGGTATTAGACAACGAAGTAGTACAAAGATATTATGAAGTATTACGACAAGATGATAATGGAAGACCAGCTGAATTAAAAAGATATGATTATGGTATCCATACACCATTACAAAAAAACTGGTTAAGTGAAAACATAGAAGAAGCAGAATTGGATACAGTGGTTTTTAATGAAAAATTTGATATGGAAAATAACGCCGAGCTAGGAGTTATGAAATCGCGTGGTTGGGTTAATGCTGGTGATTTCCAAACGCAAAGATCTTATGCCCCTATTAGTGATTTAGGGTTGAATAAATAGTATTAATGCCTGTGAACTATAACCAGTCTCCTTTTAACAAGGAAAGAAAGGATAAATTTATTCTAGTTATCCCCACTCCTAAATTCTTAAAAGAAGACGTATCTGAGTTAGCTCGAAAAAACACTTTAGTTGATCCAGATAGTATACAATTTTCAATATTTGGTGGTGTCGTCCCACCGGTTTCTATACCCAACGTAGAAGCAAGATATTCAGGTCAAACATTGAATGTCACAAGCCATAATAGACCTGTTTACCCGCCTGTCAATGTTAAATTTACTATTGATAATAGATTTAACAATTATTGGTTTATTTACAAGTGGCTAGATAAATTGCAAGACGATAGAAAGGGGTATTTTAACCCAGATGAAGAATATAAAAAACGCGCTGTTGTAGAGAACGAATATATGGCTGATTTTACCATATATGCCTTAGATGAATATAATAAAAGAGTTGCTCAATTTGATTATACCAAGGCATTTCCTACATTTTTAGGTGGTATTGAATACTCTTACAGAGACCCGGGGGAAATAGAAACCCAATTCAGTTTTGCTTATAGTCAATTTTACACTACGCTGCTTCAACCGTAGTCTATTTAATTAAAAATTAAGTTTTACAAATTCTTTCTCTAAAAAACATAAATATACATATGTCGCAAAGAACTATTCAAAGTCCGGGTGTAGAAATTAATGAAGTCGATTTATCTCTAAGGAGCGCTGATAAAATCGGGACAACAATTTTTGTTGCGGGGTTCTCTCCTCAAGGACCTAGTGATGAAATCATACAGGTGTCGAGCTTATCAGAATTCGAATCAATTTACGGGCAACCTACAAATTCCGCAGAGCGGTATTTTTATCATACAGTAGCTCAATCATTTAATAGTAGAGCTAATATTATGGTAAACAGATTACCATATGGTACAAATTTAGGTGACGGGTTCACCAACAAATATTTCGCCACAGTATACCCAGGTAGACCAATTAACAAAGATGCATATGAAAACGCGCTCGCCAACGAAGGTAGTGCAGCCATAAGCGAGTGGAACACTTTATCTGCCAACATTGACATTGCAGGTGGTCAAACAGTTTCACAATTTTCACCAGCATCCGCCGGTGATACAGTTTACTACTTTTTAGGTAAACCAACGTTCTTGACTTTAACTCAAGCTCAATATCAAGCTATTTTAGATGATTCTGCTATAGCATGGGTAGACTCACCTATAGGTGAGCAAGGTTCGTTTAATATACCTGAGGATTTCCCCACCGCCGGGTCGTTAACAAATGCTCTTTCTGCACTAGGTAGTGCTGCTGTTATCTTGCTTAATACCGCCAAAACAACAGTCAATAGTAAATTAGAAGGTTATTATTCTGGTTTAATAGATAACACCAACATATACCCAACTACAAATTATAATGATTTTGGTGGTGTTGATGTAAGCAAAAACGAAACATTAACAACGGTACAATATAGCAGTCTGACAAGGGTTCCAACCGACAGATTAAATTTTGCACTTAGTGCTGTATTTCAGACAGAAACAGTTGAATATAATATTTCAGAAGTTACTGAAAAAATTACGTCATTCAACGTAGCAACATCTGCATTTGACGACACACTTGTACACGGGTTGTATAAATTTAGAACATCAGTCTTTTCACCTGAAGTTACTAAATTAGACTTTGTATTAGAAGAAGGTTACTTTGGAAGTATTGATTACTTTAGACAAATTAATAACGAAAATGGGGGGCAGCCTGTAAGTTATTACTTACCGCAAAAGCTCTCAAATAAGAGTGTTAATACTGCAATGAAAATTAACCCGTTTGTTTCCGGTAAATATTCATCCGGAACACTTTCCGATACAGGTGAGCCATTTAGAAAGGTAAGAATACTGAATGACGGTTTGATTAACCGTACATATACTGATAATGCTGATGGTGATTATGGTAATATTCGAGCTTACAGAGAAATTGTTGGTTTTAATCAAGTAGACGTTGCAGATATTAGTTCTGGTAACTATATTATAAATTCTTCAGATACTACATATGGTTATAATATAGATCCGCCACTTTATGGTATGGGGTTCCAAACAATGTTACCCGCTGCCGTTTATTCGACAAACGATAGATCAACATCAGCGAGTCTTAATGTAAAAGCTATTGGAAATATACCAGGTAAGTTAGATCGTGTATTTGACAGATTAGCAAACCAAGATATATTTGATATTGATATCCTTCCAGAGGGCGGTTTAGGTACTATTCAAACTACGATCGAGAATACAACAAATAGTACAAATAATAGTACACAGTTTTTTGATGATAGAGATGCTTTAACGGGAATGAATCAGTTGTCAGCAACATCACCGAGTCTTGCTCCGCTTGCAGTTGACATTAGATCTGATTGGAATTCTGTTCAAACCAAATTCATTACGTTTGCTCAAAATACAAGAAAGGATTTCATTTATGTTTCCGATCCAATTAGACAAATATTTGTTCAAGGTGAAAACACCAAGGTTATTAATATACCAGGAAATACATTCCCGATAAACATATTACAACCTTTAAAGAATTGTTATTCTCTTATTAATACAAACTATGCAGCAGCTTATGCTACATGGACACAAGTTTTTGATAACCAAGTATCTGGTCAAACATGGATACCAATGTCTGGTTTAGCAGCAGCGAAATATGCACAAACGGATGCCAACTTCGCACCATGGTATGCACCAGCCGGATTT